AAAGCACAGGTAAGGGCCTGTGCAAAGTAAAAAAACATCTATACAAGGAGTATACCATGAAAACATCTAAAATTACAACACTTTCAGCAATTGCGTTAGCCACAGCGTTCCTTGGAGGGGCAGTAGTTCACGCTGATGAAACACAACCAACTAGCAATGTCTATACAGAGGTTGCAGGAAAAATCACAGTGACACCAATTCAGCAAACTGAACAACTCACTGCAGCGGTTGACAATGCTAAGGCTGCTGGGGTGACCGTTGAAACTGGTAACACAGTCAACAACCTTACTCAAGATCAAGCGGCAAGCGTAATGAACGAAAAAGCTAACGAAATTAATTCGGTAGTTAGCCAATACAACGCAGACAAACAAGCTTATGCAGACGCTCAAGCTAAATATGAATCTGACAAAGCTAAATACGTTGAAGACAAGGCTGCTTATGAAAAGAACATGGCAGAAGCAGAAGAAAACACCAAGAAAGAAGGTAATCTTTCAGAAGTGGCTGAGCAAGGTTTGGTATACAACAATGCCAGTGAGCCAAACGCCACTCATAAAGTCGTAAAAGGTAACGTGGTTGATGAAAAGGAAGTGCAAGATGCTGCCAAAACTGCGGAAGTAGGGGATAAAGATTATTTGGTTAACACTGTCCTCAATCCAGATAGCGAATTTATCAACGGTGGTACTTATGTAGCCCTAAAAGCTGGCGAAACAACAACAGTACGCTATGAAGGGCTTGAAAACAGCACCTACAATGGTCAAAAGATTTCTGCCGTAGAGTACGACTACACACCAGACGTTGATACGTATGCGATTTTGTACAACGACCCAACCATCACAATCGGGCTCATGAATTTCAGTAAAGCTATTGACGTAGCTACTAACGTCCGTTTCTACGACGCTAACAAGCAGCTAATCACACTTACAAAAGACGCTTTGTTTGGGTTCAATTCTCTTAACCGTGGCAAAGGCGAGCTTTACGATGACAAGATTGAATATGTTTCAAATGAAGCAGGTTTTATCACAATCAATGGATCAACAATCGTAAATCACGACGGAAACAAAGCATACGCTGACAGCTCAAACGATGAAAGTGTTATCGGTGAGTGGGACAATTTCGACAGTCCTAACTTCTACAAGGGCGGTATCGTTGGGCTTACCAAAGATGGAAAAATGAGCTTCCACTTCGGAAATGACGGGCGTGTTTGGCAATGGTTCGCCATCAACTCAACAATTCCAGTGTCAACACTCCCAATCAAACCAGTTGAACCAGTAGCGCCAACTATCGAAGAACCAGTAGCACCAACTGTTAAGGTCAATAAATACGAAAACGTTTCAGCTACACCAGTTGAAACACCAACGGACGAAACGCCAGAGTTTAACGGTGGTATCGTTCCGCTCGACCCTCCTACAGTAGAAATCCCAGAGTTCCAAGGCGGTATTCCGGGCGTTCCAGAAGTGCATGAGAAACCAGAATTTAACGGTGGCATTCCGGGTATTCCGGAAGTCCGTGAACTCCCACTATTCGAAGGTGGAGTAGTTCCGAATGATGCACCTATCCTTGACTTGCCAGAACTTGAAATTCCAGTGGAACCAGAAAAACCTAGCAAGCCCGTAGGCGCTCCAAAAGAAAAAGTGGCACAATCTGTCGCAGTATCTTACAACCTCGCACCAGTGAGCAAAGAGACACCAAAAACAGCCGTTTATGGTGGTACTCTACCAAGTACCGGCGAGAAAGAGGGCATCGCTAGCACTTTAGGGCTGGTAGTAATTGCAGCAGGCATCACAACTTTGGGATTGAGCTTTAAGAAATACAACGGCAAAGAAGACAAGTAATTAAATAATTAGCAGTGGTGGGAGGGTAGGTATTAAAAAAGCACCTCCGGAAACAATCCAAAAGGTGCAACGCTCATCAAAACAATTTGCTTGATTATAACACAAAAGAAAAGGAGGAACAAGTGGCAAATAGAAGGATGTTCAGTAGAGATGTCGTAATGACTGATGATTTTCTTGACTTACCTCCTACAACAAAGGCTTTATACTTCTTCTTAAACCTAGAGGCTGACGATGATGGTTTTGTCGGAAACCCTAAAACTATCATGCGATTGGTTGGCGCAACGAAAGAAGACATGAAACTTCTAATCGAGGGCAACTATGTACTGTTGTTTAACAGTGGAGTGGTAGTTATAACAGATTGGACAGAACACAATTCTATTAGGAAGGATAGAAAGAAACCCACTAGATTCACAGAGGAAATGCAACAAATAGCACTGGTAGAAGGCAATAAATATCAGTGGTTGTCAGATGTGCAACCAACTGACAACCAACTGACAACCAAATGTCAGACAAATGGTTGCATAGGAGAGGATAGGATAGGAGAGGATAGGATAGGAGAGGTAAGAGAAGAAAAACAACCAACCCCCGCCACTCCTTTCAATCAAGATTTTGCAAATCTCTACAAATCTTTTGAGCAAGAAACAGGAAAAGCTCTATCACCATTACAAATGGAAGATTTGCAGTACATGCTAGAAGACTTTAACGCTGACGTTATCCTTGAAGCTCTAAAAGAAGCGGTTAATCAAGGCAAAGCCAATTTTGCCTATATTAAAGCCATCCTTAACCGTTGGAAACAAGACAATCTAATGACGGTTGAATTTGTCAGAAACAGCAAAGCGATCCGTGAAGCTAAAAAACAAAAGACCAACACTAACACAGAGTCAGAAATCAATGAAGAATGGGGCTTCTAGGGCAGACGAAAACCCATTTTAGAAAAGAGGTAATACATGCTAACACAAGCTGAAATTATCGCAAACACGAAAAGGCTAGACGGGAGGTGTCCAATTCATGGGCTACCTATGATGCAACTCAATATTCCCGTTAAAATTGCAGGAGAAGACGAACCACGCAAACCCTCTCCAGTGTGCCCAAAATGCGCCAAAGAACAAAGAGACAAAAAAGAAGAAGAACTGGTAAAAGAGAGTTCGAAAAACAACCTCTGCTTAAGAACTTATGATGTACTCATGAGAGACAGTACAATTCCTGAAGAGTTAAAGTCGGCATCCTTTGATAATTTTGTTGTTAAGACAATCCAAGAAAAACAGATGCTTGATTTTGCCAAAGCGCAAACACAGAAATATCTTAATGGCTTCGAAGGAAACACGTTGCTAACTGGTACTACTGGAGTTGGTAAGACTCATTTAACTGTCGCTATGGCTAAAACACTGAATGAAACCTACAAGGATAAAGGCAACCCCAAAAGCGTGCTATTTGTCAATCTCACAGAAATTCTAAGAAAAGTCCGAGAAAGCTTTAAGTTTGAAAGCAAAGAAAGTTATTATTCAAGGATGCTTATGGAAGCTGACTACTTATTTCTTGATGATTTAGGCGTTAAGCTTGGAAACTCAGGGCAATCCAAATCAGCATGGGAAGAAGAATTTATCTTTGATGTGTTAAGCCATCGGAAGAACACTGTTATCACAACCAACCTAAGCAATAATGAAATAGCAAACCTTTACAGCGAACGGGTCGCAAGTCGTATACGTACTGGACTAGAAGGAAATGTTTTCAGGGCAGTAGACATCGAAGATAAACGATACACGCTTAATCAACTAAAACAAGAAAGATGAGAAATCATGACGGAAGAAGAAGTAAAACTAAAGCTGTTTGAAGATTATGAGCGTATTCACGGCCTTGTATTCTCAAAAGAGCACAAACAGAAAATGATGGATGATTTAGATTTGTATTCGTTTATCGAGAAAATTAACGAATATATGGCGTTTGGCTACCGCTCGAAGGTGGTGTTTAATCAGCACGTTCGAAAACACGCCTAAAATTGCACTACACCCCATTAAAATGCGAAATAAGGGCATTCAAAACAAAAAAAGGAAGACAAAAAGTATGACGAATCAACTTGCACACAAAGATTTTTTTAACACACCAGCAGTCAAACAGAAATTTCAAGAGGTACTTAACGGCAATGAACGACAATTTACGGCCAGTCTATTGTCAATCGTAAACAATAACAACCTACTAGCAAGAGCTAGTAATACATCAATCATGACGGCAGCGATGAAAGCGGCGGTATTAAATCTACCTATTGAGCCAAGTTTGGGTTTTGCTTACATCGTGCCATACAAGCAAGATGCACAATTTCAATTAGGGTACAAAGGACTTATCCAGCTAGCTATCCGATCTGGTCAGTTTAAAGCCATTAATTCCGGCAAGGTCTACAAAGCACAATTCAAATCGTATGATCCGCTATTTGAAACATTGGATATTGATTTCACCCAACCAGAAGATGAAGTATATGGCTACTTTGCAACATTTGAACTTGTGAACGGCTTTAAAAAGCTGACATTCTGGACGAAAGAACAAGCGGAATCACACGGTAAACGCTTTTCAAAGACTTACGCAAGAGGGCCATGGTCAACAGATTTTGACGCTATGGCTCAAAAAACCGTACTCAAGAGCATTTTGAGCAAGTATGCCCCACTCTCAACCGAAATGCAAGAAGGTCTTATCTCGGACAATCAAACTGAGGAAGTTAAGGCTGACCCTATCGATGTTACACCAAAAAACGAGGACACCCAGACACTTTTGGGCGACCTTATGAGTGATGAAGCTGAACCAGATAAAAGCGTAGACGCTGAAACTGGTGAAATCATCGAAGAAGTCAGCTTATTCGAAGGTGATTCAACCAAAATCAAAGAGGTAGAAAATGACTGAACTAACAATCTTGACGGATGATAATTATTATTCTGACAAAACCTATATGTCTGTAAGTCGTTTCAAGGAATACATGAAATGCGAAGCTAGAGCTAAAGCTATCGATGATGGTGTTTGGGATGATGAACGAGATCAAAAACCTCTACTGTTTGGCAATTACGTCCATAGCTACTTTGAGAGTGAGGAAGCTCACGAGAAATTCAAAGAAGATAACAAAAAAGCTATGTTCTCAAGCCGCAAACCTTATGGACTGTTATCTGATTTCAAGTTAGCTGAGAAGGTTATCGACACACTTAAAGATGACACGCTATTCAATAATCTTTATCACGGTAAGAAAGGTGATAAAGTCGAAAAAGAAAAGATTGTTACTGGTTTTATTGCTGATGTGCCATTCAAGGGCAAGTTGGATAGTATCAACTTTTCAAAAGGCTATGTGGTCGATTTAAAAACCATGAAATCTATCTGGGCTAAGGAATGGTCAGAGGAATTGCGTACTAAAGTACCAACGGCAGTCAATAACATTCTAGGGTTCCAATACCATGTCCAGCTAGGGACTTATTTAGAGCTCCTACGACAAATGGATTATCCAACATTCAAGCCGTTTATCGTGGCCGTGTCGAAAGAGAAACAGCCAGATAAGGAAATTATCGAATTGACTGAGGAATGGCTCACAGAGGGGCTAAATTATATCACAGAGCACGCCCCTAGAGTGTATCAAGTATCGCTTGGAAACGAAGAGCCTAAAAAATGTGGGCACTGCGATTATTGCAAATCACAGAAAAAACTACATGAGGTTCTAACGTTGGATGATTTTTTAAACCGTGAATAAAGAGAAAGGAAAAACAAATGATCAATTCAGTTTGTCTTGTTGGTCGCCTAACCCGTGACCCAGAGCTACGCTACACGCCTAGCAACGTCGCAGTAGCTACATTCAGCCTAGCTGTTAACCGTAACTTCAAGGACGCTAACGGCGAACGTG